TCCGGATACAATCCAAGGCCATCTACCGAGCATTGAAGAACGAGAACAAGCCCCGTATTTACCGGGTTGAAATACGATAGCTCATGGACACGCAATATTACACGACTACCACGTCCCCGGTGCTGACGTTCGAAGAGTATTATGATATTCCGAGCGAACATATAACGGGTCAGCGGACGCCATTCTCCCAGAGGGCCAGAACGCTGATGGAGGTAGACCTAAAGTTGATTTATCGGGCTATCCGCGAAGCCATTCAGAAGGATATGCGCGGTGACGAAGACAAGCGGGTCTATACGGTGGCCTACAAAATATACGACATCAAAGCGATCCATCACTACGAAGTCCACGAAGAACAAGGTGGTGACAGCTATATGGATATTTGCGAGACCTATTTCAAAGTAGACCGCGATACCATCGAAATCATCGAGGTCAAGGATATCGACGGTGGCATGCACGCCGGGCAGTTGCACAGGCTAAAAGAATACGGAGAACAAAACAACTTATAACCATGGGAATCTATAGCAAACTGCTGGAAATCCAGAGGAGCGTCAGGGCGTTGCTTCCGAATGCTGATGGAAATAATTACAAGTACATCAGCGGTTCGAAAGTACTTGGCATCGTCCGTCCCAAGATGGACGAACTCGGTGTGATCCTCAAAACGGAGGTTCTCGACATCACAAATATCCGTCAGGATTATACCGTAGGCCGGGATCAGCGACCTAAATCCGAAATCCTATCGAGTGTAAAGATGCGTTTCACTTGGATTGACGTGGAATCCGGAGAGAAGGATGTATGCGAATGGAGCGCCAACGGGCAGAATGATTGGGACAAAGGTGTAGGCTCGGCAATGACCTACGGGGAGCGTTATTTCATTCTCAAATACTTTCATATAGCCACTGATGAAGATGACGTAGACCGGCTGCCTCGGCATGAGGATGTCGGCCCGGCTTCCAAGCCTACGCTTACTGACGAATTGCTGACTTTGGACTTGTTCGAAGAGATAATCAAGGCTAAGGAAAACGCCAAAGGAGCCAATAAGCGATTCTCATTAGTCGGATTCTTGGAGTCCAAGTATATCGTCGATCAAGAAATGCTTCCGAAAGTCAATGTCAAAGTTACCGAATATTACAATTTAACGAGGGAAAATAAAGCATGAATCAGCAGATAACACTATTCGGAGATACGGCATCCATTGCCGATCTCGCGGGCAGGGCCATCAGCGCCGTCGTAAATGGCGACATCAGCCCTATCGAGGCGCATATCCAGATCAGCCGCATGGAGAATGCGATCAAGCAATTCAAGGACGATACGCAGGTGCGTGATATCACACTCCGCGAACTGTCTAAATATGGCAAATCGCACCAGTTCGGGGACTGCCGGCTGGAGGAGGCCGAATCGGGCGTAAAATACGACTATTCTATGTGCGGCGACAGCAAACTGCGAGATATGTATGAAACGCTTGAAGCTTTAAAAGTGGACATCAAAGAGCGGGAGATGATGCTGCGCAGTATGCCTGCATCGGGCTTGGCGGATCCGGAGACGGGGGAAGTGTTGTTCCCGCCCGCCAGGTCGAGCAAGACTATTATCAAGACTACTTTTAAAAAACCACTGCAATGAATGTATCCAATTCCGATATGCGCAGGGTGATTCGGGCGATTGATATGCTTCGTCCGCTCCCTGAACAATCCACGCGCGAGTGGGATGCCATCCGCAGGTTAAAAATATTCGCCAAAAAACAACAACGAAAATATGGTAAACAAGGTCATCATCATCGGGAATGTAGGTTCTGATCCCGAAGTTCGTGTATTGGACGGGGGCGCCAAGGTTGCCAGCCTGAGTGTGGCGACGACCGACCGTTACACCGACAGGCAAACAAAAACCGTAAAGGAGATAACGGAGTGGCATCATGTGGTGGCGTGGCGCAATACCGCGGATATCGTGGATAAATACGTGAAGAAGGGGGCGCAGATTTACGTCGAAGGTCGGTTGCGAACCCGCGACTATACCGACCGAGATAGCATCAAACGATACATCACGGAGATCATGGCCGATACGGTCAGGATTTTGGGGCGCAGGGAATCCCAGGCTTCATGCACCTCTACTACCTCCCAAATGCAATCTGACCCCGACGATCTTCCCTTCTAAGCCATGGATACATCTGAACTTAAAGAGATCGAGGAAATGCAGCTCTTCATTGAAGCAGAACCGCCTACTGAGCCGCAGGCAATTTCACAGCGCATGTCAGAACTGAGTGTGCGTATGGCGCGTAGCGGCTATCTCCTGTCGAAGGCGAAATACGAACAGGAGTTGGCGATGCTGAAAGCCTCCCGGCTGAAAGACCTGATACCTCTGGCGCCGAG